TGCGTGTGTCAAGGATCGATCGGGCGATCGCCGGTTGCTCAGCAAGCAGAAGCTCGTTGGCCTGCTGCGAGCGCAGCAACTCACGAACACGCTGCGTAGCTGTCGAACGGGCAATATTCTGTTCACGCATGAGACGGTCTATCGTCGCGTTGACGGCCGCCTGAGTATTGCCGCGCGCGCGGACCATCTCTTCGCCAAGGATATCGAGAGCCTGACGTTGCGCACCTGTGGCTATGCTTTCCGCAAGCTCGTCAAGTGTCGGGCCGCTTCCCGTGCCGGGCTCCTCGGCAAGGCGTTGNGCCATTTGTGCATGAGGCGAACGACCAGCAATGGCTTCGCGGCCCGCCTGGGTTAGGCGGCTCACCCCTGCTGCTGTTGCCAGCGGCGCCGCCGCGCCGGCAATGCCCGCAATCGTCTGACCAACAGGGCCAAAGCCGCTTTCTTCAGCAGCTTGCCGGCCAATACCAGAGCCTGCGGCAGCAGCGATGTCGGCAGCAACGGCACGCCCGGGCGATCTCGCGATCGGCGCTGCAATGGCCTGCATGATGGCTCGCCAAGTTGTCGTGGGGGTCATGGCAGCGAGACGTTGCGCTCGGCTCATCAGGCCAGCACCGGGAATTGCGCTTGCGCCAACAGCATCACCAACGCTTTGCGCATAGCGCCCGGCAGTGGTCGCAGCTTCTGGCTGCTGCAGAAACGGCTTATAGAGCGGCATATCCTCCACGTTGGGCAAGAAATCGCCGCCAGTGATCTTCTCGCCTACCCAGTCGATTGCGCGATAGGGAAGCGTTACAGTCCCGACGATGCCCCTCGACANACCACGGATGNNCTGCTCGCCAACGTCTGCGACTGTTTCAGCCGTGGTCGGCTGGCGCGGGAATCTCTTTGCGAGTGCCTGCCGGATGACATCAGTCGGCGTCCCGTCCGGGAACTCGGCAATGCCGCCATCAGGGGTTTCGACTTCAATGGGCATTACCAAGCCTCCCCGGTCTCAATGTTGATGAGCTGACCTCGTTCTGGATCGTAACGAAAGCGCTTGACTGGCCCGCCTTCACCGGTCGGAATTTGCTCGCACGGGACACGCGCCTCCATCGCGGCTTTCATCCTCAAGTAGTCGCGTTCCATCCAGACGTAGTTGATGGCCAGAAGCCCAAAGACGATCGCGATAAAGTAAAGCTCCCAGCGCGAGAGATTGATGGTCATTGTGCGGGCTCGAGCTCTCCGGTTGCCGGGTTGTATCTATAGCGCGTTGCCCGCTGTTCCGTCTGTGGCGTCGAGACACCAGCTTTCTTTGCCGCTCTCTCCATGCCGGCGCGGATGACGCTTGCGAGATCATCGAGGGCTTGGACGAATTCTTCCTCGCTCTGGGCAGTATCGAGACGCGCAAGAGCCCTTTGTGCCTTCTCGCCCTCGATCTCCGTGATATGACCGCCGCCACGCAGGCCGCTGTANGCNTCAAGGAACACCTGACCTTCAAGCTGACCCAGCAANGCCTGGAAGCCTCTGCCGCTCGGGGTGACGGTCGGCAAATAAGAGCTCCAGCCTGTCATGCGCTCGCGTGCTGGATGATCCTTGATCTTCTGAATGGTGCTCAGGGCNAGTTGNGCCTTGGAAACAGCATCCTCGTATCCTGCCCTTGCGGCGCCTTCTGCCTTGCCAAGCTCTTNACCGCGTGCGCGGCGCGCGGCTTCTTCCTCAGTTGCTTTCGGGACCATCCCGATCTGTTGGCGCGTAATCGGATCGACGAGCACCCAATGTGTGCCGGCGTCCATGCGGATCGGCTCGCGCGAAATCCTCACGCCTTCGGGCATCCGGCTGCGGATGACCTCGCCCGTCTCCGTGGTCTGCAGGACCACCGGATTGCCCTGATCGTCCACGCCGTAGATAGGATTGAGACCAACCCGTGCCCCACGAGATGCCCCCAAATCATTGCGGTATTTCGCGAGCAGCGCATCGGCCAAAATCTTCGCCCCTTGATNAGGCCCAACCGTCTGCGCCAACCGCGANAAAGCTGGATCAATGCCGGAGAGGCCGCCANNCTCGAAGAGGCTTTGGAACCTCTGCCGCGCCGCTTCCTCTTCCTCCTGCTGGCGCCTCTGCTGCCGAAACCCCGCCCCGAGCTGCATACCGCGAAGCGCCCCGCCGAAGCCTTCGCCTGACAGCAGGGCCGCGCCGCCAAGCCACAGAGGGCTTGTCATGGTGTCTTCGATCACGCCGAAAAGGCCGCGGTTCGCCATATCAATCAGCCCTCGTCATGCGTATGGATTGACCATGACCCACGGCGCCCACGAGCTGCCGTAGCTCCAAGGCGCGCCCATGGCCATATTGCCAAGGCCAGTGCCGATCAGTCCGCCGATCGTNCTGCCGCCCCACGGCGCCCCGAGGATGGCCGCCCCCATCATGCCCGTGCCGAGGANNCTATCGAACAGACCGCCGCCGGATTGCTTCGTCTGACTCGTGCTCGTCCCGCCCAAGCCCCCGATGCCGGTCGTGACGGGCAGCGTCTCTAGGATCGGACGCAATCCTGCCATCCTCTGCTCTTCCCAAGCTTGACGCGCCGCGTCGATGTTGCGCTGATCGTAGCTCTCGCCGATCTGGCCCGCCTGGATGGCCGCGAGAGCGTTTCCTGCGCTGATCCCCGGCAGCATGCCGGCCGCCTGCAACCGCCGCGCCTGATCGGCCTCGTAGGCCTGGAACAGCGGCTGCGCCATGCCCTGCGCCAGGGCTTTGGCGAGGATGCCCTGGTGCGTGGTCGAGCCCGTCATGCCCGCGCGGGCGAACGCCGAGTTGATGGATGGCGCGATATTGGCGCGAACGGCCTCTATCAAGTCGTTGATCGCCGGGTTGAAGTATTCGCCGCTGATCACGCCCGAGAGGTAATCCGCAGCCGTCCGGCCGCCCGAGGCGAGCGCCAGCTCATCGAGACCGGCGCGCGTCGTGTCGCTCATCTGCGCAACGCGCGGGCCTTGGTAAGCCTGATACGACTGCGGGTTGCTCAAGTACGCCTGCACGCCCATGAGCTGCTGTTGCAGTGCGGGCTGGGCTGGCGCCCAGGGATTCGATTCCGTTTTCGTTGTCTGCTTCTTGGAGCCGCCCATTTCAGAGCACCTTCCGTAGTGTGATCATGCAAAGCTCGTAACCGTGCGGCTTCAAACGCCGCCGCCAGCCCTCACGGCCGCGCACGTGCACCTCCGCAGCGCCGTGCATCCGCGCCCATGCCTCGACCTCGGGCAAATGCCTCTCGATGCTGTAGCCGTCCTCGGCACCGCAGCCGACGATCACCGCCACCCGCTTGCCGCTCGGCCAGTCCTCGATCTCTCCAAGGCAGCATCCGATGATCCGGTCACCGTCCTTGATCTGCCAGACGGCGATCTGGCCAAGAAACGCGCGCTGTTTGAGTTCCTTTTCAGACCACCACCCGTCGCTTCTTGCCATAGCGCGCAAGATGTGGGGCCTGATGCGGGGCCAGATGGCCGGGACTTTCGCCACCGGCGTCGGGTGAAGGGAGGTCATTCAGACGAAGCGACCGCAGAAGAGTTTGTAGTCGAAGGTAATCGCAAACATCCTAAGGGTTATCGTCACGTCGGAAAGCGTTCCCTGCGCCTGCAGGATGACGCGCTCGTTCAGAACCAGCGCGCCACCGGAACACCGAAAGGTGAATGTCGCCACACTGGAGCATCCCCAGTTCTCGTCAGGGCGCGTCAGCGCTCCATTGCTGTCGACATAATGCACATAAGTCCCGTTGCCGTTGAACCAGCCCAGGCCGTGCAAGCCTTGCGGCGTCGTCGTCGTCACCTTGAAGGCGCCGACCACCGTGTCAGCCGCCGCGTTCACGCTGGCGAGGGGATGGTCAATGTCGTTGTTGACATCGTTCCAGACCCCGTCCCGGTAGGTCGCGACCCGCTCCGGGATCGTTATCTGCCCAGCAACGAAATCGGTCGCACTGAAGAGCCCTTCGTCGCTGTCGAACACGATCCTCTGGTCCGCCGCGTCCGTCACGAGGATGCGACCTGCGGACGCCCTGAATGCCATCGCTATTCCGTCCTGACAGCAACGACGTCCGCATAGAAATCGAGCGGCGTGGCCGGACTGTCGCCAAGGTTGCCGCCATCGTACGTCGTGTGCTGTTGCACATAGCCGCCAACCGAGTAACGCCACATGGAGACGCCGCTAGAGGTGAGCGGATTGATCGCAATGCTACGCCCCTTCACGACGAAAAACTCCCCGTTGGTCGCCGCGGTGCGAAGGTAACGGTTCGTCGCGTCGAACTTTCCACGACCTGCCTTGAAGCTCGTCCCGTCAATGTAGAGCAGCGCACCGCTCGGCTCCGGTAAAGGGTTTTCCCGGTCGAGGAACAAGTTCGTGAGCCACACCTCCCAGTTCACGCTGATCGCGGACAGCCCCAGATTCCTGTGCGTGTGGTACATCTCGGTGATCTTGACGTTCGTGGCATCTGCCCCGAGCGACAGCCAGCGCGCCTCGCCGTAGGGCAGCGTTTGGACCGGCACGGACCCTGCGAGGGGAACAGTGCCGTTACCGATGTTTGTCAGCCGGCCGAACACGAGAGGTTGGCCCGCGAGCCCATGCGCGAACAGGGTGTGCGCAACGACATGAATGTCCTGATTTGCACTGCGAGACGGAAGGTTGAGCGTGCCCGATTGCTTGCCGATGATGATCGGATAGAGCAGATCCGAGTGAAACAGAACGCGGGCGAGATGCGAATGCGGATCGTCAAGCGGGGCCCGGTCGGCCGGGTTGTTTTCGTCCACCATAAACACCGCCACTTTGCCGGCAGCCCCGTCCGCCATCAGCTTCGGCCGCATCGCCATTCAGTCGTCCTCCGGCAAAATCTCGATCGTCTTGTTGTCGAGGTCGATCACGAATTTCTCGTCAGCCGATTGCAACTTCCCGGCCGTCACTGTCCCGATGTTGGCCGAGATCGCCGACAGCGTGCCTACGTTGAGATGCCGCGCCAAAATCGACCCATCGACCACCAGATTGCCGTTGATGCCGACGGTGGAGACCCCGTTCACCATCCCCACAACGAACGGCGTCATAAGCTGTCCGGTGTCGGTCGGGTGCGCGATGATGAACTTGTCGGCCACAACCGTGAACGTTGACCCCGATGCACTGCCGTCGAGTTGCACCAGCCCGACGACGCGCCCGTTGAGGTCGATNGCNANGCCCCATCTGGCCTCGATGCCGTTGATCGACTCCTGAATGGTCGTGATCGCTGCCGAGTTGCCGGCGGCCTGGCTCTCGACCGCCTCGATCTTCTGCGCAACGCTGTCCTCGCCGTTGACGACCGCCTGCTGGATCGTCTCGATCGTCGCCGCCGTGCCCGCGAGATACGCCGCAACTGTATTGATCTGTTGTGCCCTGACCTCATCCTCGCTCTGCCGCACGTGCTGCTCGAGCCGTGCGACGGCCTCGGTCAGGTAATGCTGGGCAAGAGCCGCGTGCCGGGCCTGGGCGGCCTGCTGGTAGAGGTCGAACACGTCCTGGGCGAAGCCATTGGCCTCGGTGATCTGCTGCTGCACGTCTTCCGCGTACTGCGCCAAGGCATCGAGGGCCTGCGTCTGGTCCTCGACCAGCGGGTCGATCGTCTCCTCGACGACCTTGGTCACAACCGCTTCCGTTTGAACGAAGCGGCGCGACAAGGACTGCACCAGCGCTTTGGCCCATGCGAGAAGGCTGCCAGGATCGCCAGCCCTGGGCCATGGCAGATGCTCACCGCTCGCCTGNTGGTTCGCCATCCCAGTGTATCCCGTGCGCTTCTGACCANCTGGCGCCCGCCCGGATCGCCATCTCTGCCCGCAGGAACCGGCCTTCAGCCCTCAGCTCACAGCAGCCGTACTCGTTGACGCCATTCGAGTCGGCAAAGCAGGGCTGNTCGCCCAACNGCTGTCGCGCATAGACCGTGATCTCGACATCGCCGGGCTCCGCATCCGTCACGGGCCAAATTTCCGAGAGATACGTCTGCTGTGCCGGATTGGGCTCGAATTCGCCCGTCTCCACCACGGCGCGCCGCGGCGGCCCCGTGAACACGCGCACCTTGCGGTCGGTATCGACCATCACCCACGACTTGCGGCTTTCGCGCCAGGCTGCGCTGTCGACCGACACGTCCGTAAGCTCGTCCACGTTGGCCGTGCCGAACAGCGCCTCGATGGCCTCCTGATCGTCCGCATTGACGCCATCACGCGGCATCTCGAACAGGGCCTGCACGTCGAGATCATCGTGCGTCCAGCGGTTGTCAGCCCAAGAATAGATGAGCTGCCGGTTGCAGACGACGCTCGATCCTGCGGGATAGGCCACCATCCAGCACTTGTTCACGGTGTCGATTGCCGAGATCACGCGCCCGCGGTAGGGATAGTTGAGCTCCCGCGAGAACGTGAGATCGACGCGATCCTGACCGATGGGTTCGATTCTGAGGCCGTCCCAGTAATAGAGCCCGTCCTCCGCGCACACGAACGCGCCCGTCCCCCACCGGCTGACAGAACCGGGCGAGCACGCCCCCCGCCCGCCCTCGACCTCATCGAAGATCCAAGGGATTTCCCCACCTTGATAGGTCACGCGGACGATGCCGCGCTCTTGGAATATCGCGCCTTGCTCGCCGCCGACACCGGCAACGATGATGCCACGCTCCTGGCCTAGCTCCGCGGCACCGGCCTGCGTCGCGAAATCCGGCTCCCAATCCAAAGGATCGTTGAACGCCGACCAGTTNACCGTACGGCCTGCACACGCGAACAGGTGGTTACGAATGCGGAACACGACCTCGGCAGTCGGCGCGCCCGGCACGTCTGCAAACGTCCCTGTGCCCCCTAGCTCGATGTACTGCAGCGGCACGCCGCGGGCGGCCGCGAAGATGAAGTTGTTGTACTGTCCAAATGACCACTGCCAGTCGGGATCGGCCGCGTAGCCGCCCGGACGCGACACGTCCACCGGCTCCTTCTTGAGCAGGCGGTAGAGGCGGCCCGTGTCCCCGAGGAAGGACACGGGCAAGCCTGTAGCGTCATAGAAGCCTCTGGCTCCGAGGCAGAAGTCATTGAGCGGCGACGAGCTGTAGGCCACAGGCGACGGCAGAGGCGCATAACGCTTGCCTATGGAGAGTACCCCCTTGGCAACGCGCGCAACGCCGCTCGCCGCGCCCTTGTCGGGCTCGTAGCTCGCGAATGGAGCTGGAGACTTGGAGCGCATTTAGCGCACTCTCCAGTTCGGAATGCGCATGGCGAGCTGATTTGCGCCTTGCCGCGCCCGCCGATCAGAGTGGAGCAGGCCAGATGCCAGCGCCGTGTAGTTGCCGAAGTGCTCCTGCATCTTGTCGTTGTTGCGCAGCCAGCGGTACGCCTCGATCAGCGCCGCGTGGAAGTAGAGCATCGGGTGCTTTTCGAGCACCGCGTTGGTGTCTGTCTCTTCAACGAGCGGCGCCGGCTCCGCGTAGTAGAGCAGCTTCAGCTCGCCCGTGATCTGCGGTGAGAACAGGAGTTTTCCCGCCTCGATCGTGTAGCGCACTGGATAGCCGGTCGGGAACCGATAGCGGTTCACGTGGAACACGTCGGGCGCTTCGTATCTGGGCGCCGTGCGCGGGTCTACCTCCCACTTGAGCGATATGCCTTCGAGGTAATCCTCCGGCAGCTCGGCCTCGCCGTCCGTGACAGTGAGCGCGGTCGTGGTCTCCATCTCTCGCAGACGTAGGCGCTCGGAGGCCAGCGGAGGCCATGCGCCATGCCACATGCGCTGCTCCGCCCCTGCGATGAACCGCGGGAGAGCCGCGTCGAAGCGGGCGTGGGTGCGCCGCTCGCACTCGTCGCGAATGGCGTCCTTGAGATCGGAGAGGGTCGCAAACAGGGCCATCAGGGCGTCAGCCTCAGATTGCGGTTGTCGATGTCACGCGCCCACTTCTCCCACTGCTTCTGATCCTCACTCCAGCCTTCCTTGATGGC